TCCAAGTGAAGGTGTTCTGTACGCCTTGGCGCTGTAGGATCAATTGCGCGGCGACTTGCGCAATTGAAGGCTCACAGTAACAATGCGCCGCCGCTTGACCATTATCCCGTGTACCATACTGATCGATCGAGGCCTGATCCTTGGCGACAATCGGCACCACGTTATATTGGTTATGACGATCGAGCGCCTCGAGGTTGATGCGATTGAGCGAGTCCGAGATACGCTTGCGCGTGATCTTGATAGGCGCTTGTGTGTTGCCATCCTGAGCGCCCGAAGGCAAGAAATCGTCATCGGTCAAATCGAATTGAACAGGGGACGGGTTCCACGCTGCCCCATGACCTACCACCGCCTCATTAGCGTAGGGGATCAGCGTCAACGTCTTGCCGCTCCACACGAACTCACAACAAGTGAGATTAGAAATGTCCTTTAGCATCGAATTGACGGCGCTCTGCGAGTCGTACAAGACAGACATCGCTAAGCCTTGCGCGATCAAGTAATTCTGTACGTCGCTCAAATCTCCGAGATAGGAAAAGCCTTCAATCGCCCAATGCACATTCGAAACCAATTCTCGGATGATTGTCGTAATGTCGGCGTCGTACGGGTTCAATGATGTCCCCGCGTCCAACCCCACCACCTCAATCGAGTAGTTAGGGAGGTTCGCGCTTGAACCCAAGTTATAATCCGCCTGAGCAACATACGCCACACCGGGATAAGGAAATGCTTGGGCGGGGAAGTTCGTAGTCAAATACGCCCAAGGTGTTTGTGGATAGGTGCCGTGAAACTGTTCCATCCCTTCGGTTGCAGTACTCGTTTGCGCCTTGTCCTTATAGACAGTCAGAATGTTATTGATCGTACCTTCGCAAAGCGCCAGAATGAAGGACGCTGAGTAGGTGTATGTAATCGATCCATTGCTAGCATTCGAGGTGCCGCCAAAAATGCCTCCTTTGCTACCCTGTTGCTGTTGGCTCTGCGACTGCTGAGCGTGCGATTGAAAATGGCCATACCAAATTAGTTGTGGACTGATGCGCTGCGTTCCGATCAATATCGGCAAAGGCTTTCCATAGCCTGAACTCTGGATCGACAACCCCGACAAAGGACTTGGGTTCGCCGCCTGAGTGTTAGTCGATGTTTTGAATAGAGTACTCACGCCGTCTTTCCATAAGTAAAGAATTTAACGGGACGCACTTTATCGCCGATCATTCGAAGCCAATCAGCATGATCCACATCGATCAATTCACAGTTTGCCATTATCCGAGCGTGGATGACACGAGGCCACTTAATGACGATCGCTCCATGGCTGAAGCATCGACCGAATTTCCAGATGGCGACATCGCCGGGCAATGGCGGACCTTCGATCTCCGTCATGTGTTCTCGTATGACGCCGAGATATTTTTCTTCACCTTGATTGAGGTGCCATTGATAAGAATATGCAGGGATATCGGCGTGGACGTCGGGATCAAATTCACGGTAGACGCCAACGAGTAATTGAGCGCAATCCACTCCGACGCCTCGAATACACGCCTCGTGCTGATACGGCGTGCGAAGCCACGATCGCGCTATCTCAACGATATGAGCTCGTTGCGTGTCATCGATCATACGACAGTCTCCGCCACAGGAACATTCGGGAAGCCGCGGAAGTTCGCTTGATTGGCGAACTTGGGGCAACCGTTGATGTCCGTTGCCGATAAATTGCATCCGGGAAATACGTTCGCCGTATCGCCGATCGCAGACGCTTGAGGCAACGGCGGGAAGATGTAGAACGTGCCCGGATTGACATATTGCCGAATGCTTCTTGCTAATCCGTTGTTCGCTCCCGATGTAAATACGATCTTGCCCAATGCATAGTAGTCGCTACGTTGATTGACGCCGTTAGCGAGGACGATGCCTCTCGATCCACCGGTGACAACGACTGCACCACGAAACGCCGCCGGGTTGACGGTGCAGGAAGCATCGTAGAGCGTATTCATGCAACCGGGCGTAATGAGATTTTTCGGGGACTGCAGGTTCAACAATTCGGTGGGGGCATTGATGCTCATGGTGACTGCTTGATCCACGACATCAACCTCTCCCATCGTACCGAAGAACATCAGGATTACACCCGCGCTCGTGTCGCCATATGTCGCCATGATTGCAACGTCACGTTGGAACGTTGCCCCGTCTAGTAATCCGTATCTCACCGCCGTCGTAAACGGTAGACCGAGCAGTTGCGCGTTCCTCGGGAGGATCGTTATCTGCATCGTATCGACATTCAAACCGATCGAGAAATGACACAGACATCCATTGCCTGATCCCGCGAAATTGAAAAAAGGGCCGACGAGCCCACCAGCGCTATAAGTGTGGCCGTTGTAAATGATGTCTTTATCGCCCGAGCAATATCTGAATACCGTCACGCCGTCCTTTAGCGTGATCGTGTATAAATCCGACTTGAAGAACCTTCTCGTCTTCAAGAGCGCTAGCATTTGGGGTGTTGCAGGTTTCATTTCTTACTGATCAGTTTGATGGAGTCGCACGCATAGATCTTCGACAGGAAGCGCTTCAGTGTGATTGAGGTATCTTGAAAGCGCACCGGCCAATAGTACACGATGTCCGCAACGATCAACGAACCTGGCGCGGGGATCACGTTCTGAAACGTCAACACTCCCGGCGTGTTGGTGCCCCATACTGAAAACGTATAGTTGGCGGGGTCGACAGGAGCGCCGTTCGCCGTGACGTTCGTAACGAGTTGTGGGGCTAAAACCGGTTCAGTGTTCGCTCCAAACGTTCGCACGAGTTGGATCGATGCACCTGCGAGCGCTCCGAGCGCTTGCGCCGTCACTGTGTTGTCATCAGGGTCCGTAAAAAGAAAATCGTCGAAGGGGCCTTGACGCAAATTGAAGAACCCGATGAGGTCTTGTAACTCGGTGCGCGCAATGGCGTAGCGAACGCCTGAACGTAGGAATTGGAATTTCAATTCCCACAGGTATCGAGGACTGGACCAATACGCCATCGAGGTCTCTTTGCCCGACATCGCAGCGACCGTATCTGATCCGCCTTCCCAAGTAGGCGATCGACTGATCTCAATATCGAGACCGGGCAACGATGGAAAGATTGCTGTGCTCATGGGGCTCTGTTCCTGATCGCTCCTTGTAACGCCGCCACAAGGGACGAACTGTTTTTCTTGAACAGATTGGCGACACTTGCGGCATCGAGCGCTTGAATGGGACCAAGATGGAACGTGTCACCACCTCCTGATCCGCCGGACAGAAAGTCACGGACGAAAGGAGCGATGGGAGCGGGAGCGACGAGTTCGTCTGGATGCAACATCGCCAGCGTGTTCTTGCTGATATTCCATGCGCCAGTCGCAAGCGGAGGAGCAAGTTCGCCGACGCTGGCGGCAACTGTCGCTTGTGCCGCCGCTGCTGGTCCTGCCGCTGCTGGTCCTAATGCTGGCGCGAGGTTCGCAAAAACGCCTGCGAAGGTTTGCACAGACGAGCGTAGCACGCTGGCGACGGCCTCGGCGTATGACTGAGCGCTTCCGGTGGCGTTACCTGCCGCCTCGGCGCTCGCACGCGCTGCCGCGCCGGTCTGAGTTGCCGTCGTCATGGCGAGTTGTTGCACCAACCATTGAATGCCCATCTTCTCGAAATTCTCAATCGCGAAGATGATCAAGTCACCGAGCATCGACTTCGCCGCTTGCATAAACGATGTGGTGCCCGCTAATAATCCTCGCAACTGACTATTGAACGCCGTCTGTACGGCGTTGGTGTACGTCTCTAACAATTTGACGCGAGCGGCGACCGACTGCTGATCAAGTTGGATCATATCCGTCCGATGCTTCTGCTCGAGCTCGGATATCTTGTTGAGGATCGCTTGACGCTGCGCTACCTTCAATCCATCAATTTGCAATTCTTTTTGTAGGAGCGCTAACTCGGCTCCGTACTCCTTCTGCGTCGCATTCTCGAGCGCCGCATACTTTTGATCTTCAGTCATTTTGAAATTGGTAACGTCGCCGTCGTAAATCAACTTCTTCTGCGCAAGGCCCTGCTGCAATACTTTGATCTGGCCATCCACCGTCTTCATCGCTGCGCTAACAGCGTCTTTGTCCGTCGCATCGAGAATGCCTGTGGCGCTCTTCGTTCCTTTACCTGGCACGCCAAAATCAAGACTCTCGAAGGGCTTCGCCGCTAGTACTTTCGTTTTGAGGTCGTTGATGACCTTCAACGCATTGTCTTTGAATTGCTCGAGGTTCTTCAATGCACCTTCGAACTTATCGATGCTTGCCGTGGCATCGGCGATTGACGTATTGCCTAATTTGGTTTGAATATACTCCCACAGAACAAAGAGGTTATACACACCTCCCACAACTCGCGTGACGAATGCGATAAAGCCCCCAGCGGCGTTGAAGGCGGCTTCGACAATCGCCGCCATGTTTGACTTCATCGTCTGAATGATCGTTGGGGCGATTTCAGCAAACCAATTGGCGAACGCCGTGAGGTAGGGAAGAACCGCGCTTCCTATCGCCTTCTGTATACCGGCAAACGCCATGCTCAACTCGTTCATAGCAATTCGATATTGCCGAGCGTCCGCTTGATCCTTCTCCGTGATCGTGAGACCGAGTTTTTCTTCCAGCTCTACGGCTTTTTCTTTGACGCCATCCAATCCCAATTGAACGAGCTTCATCGCCGCATCACTGCCCCGACCAAACATCGTCTGCGCGGCAATGTTGCGATCGACACCCTCCTTGTATTGACCAAGCAGGGAGATGGCTTTTTCCATCAACCCTCCTTGACCCAAATTGAGATCTTTCGCCGTGATCCCCAACTTTGTGAGACTGTCGCTGCCCGCTCGAAGTTGACGATCTAAACGCGTCGCCATCTGCGTATAGTCGTCGGTGGAAATTCCCAACAGCTCGAGGGACGAACGCGTCTTGTTCGCATCCTCGAGCGATAGTCCGAACGACTTCTGAAGCTTCGTTACTCCCTCTGTCGCCTCGAGGGTTGAATTGATCATTTCTTTGAACATTGCTCCGCCCGCTGCGATAGCGGCGATGCCCAACATGATCTCCTGCAATTTACCAAACGACTCCGCAACGCCGTCAACGTGCTCTTTCGCCTGCGTAGCAAATTCCTTGATCTGGTTACTAACCCCGGTGACCGCCGAGGTTAGTGCGCCGATCGCTGCACCGAAACTAACATTGACGTCTTCATCAGCCATTGATTAGTCCTTCCGGCAAATCAAAGTCATCATCGTCGGAGATCTCGAACAGATTACGAACGAGTTCGTTAGTGGGCGGGCAGCGCTTCCAATACCGAAGGAGCGCGTTGACGCGATCCATCGGCATGTCCTCTACTTCGTCCCAATCGGTTCCGGTATTGGCGACGACTCTTGCGATAAGGTAGTCCCAATCGATGTCGCCGCCGTCCCTTCCCCCTTGTCGTCCGCTGCCTCCCCAGCTTTGGCCATCTTCATCAAACTGGTCTGCTGAGCGATGACGGGAATACAGGCGAAGGCTTCATCGATCCCGATATCCCAATCCATGAAGTCAGCTTCTTTGGTATCGGGATACGCTCGAGTGAGCGCCGTGTAGATAATGCCATAAAGCGCGTCCCAATCCTCCGTCGTCATTTGGTCGGCTTTCATGCGCGACATGCGATGGATATAAGGGACGATGCGGCGGTTCTGGCGCGGCCCCAACATGGGGATTGCAAACTCTTTCCCCGCGATCTTGATCTTCGGGGCCGACGCCAGTTCTTGATCCGTGTACTTTCTCATTTTGTCGCTCCTTGTTGATAGTCGTTTTACGAAGTGATGCTGATCATCCCGACATTGCCGGAGTCGTCGGCCATCGCCGAGAAATCGAACTCGGGGATCAGGAAGTCTTCGAGCTTCGTCGCCAGCGTCAACTTGCTGGAGATGCAACGATTAAGCGAGATGTTCATCTGCTTGCCGTTACGCGTGCCGTTGAACAGCACACCGAACGAAGGTGCATCGCCGAGCAGGTTGCTTGTGATCGCAATCTCCTTACCGCCGGTCGTGCTCGTCTTCGAGTATGTGATCTTGACAGCGGCGTTGGCATCAGCAGCGGCGAAGGTGTAAACACCCGTCGCCTCATTCACGATATATTCACCTGCGGCAACCGCTGCGGATACGCGCTGCAAGCGTTGACCGCTCGCGGCGTAGTAGACGCCTTCGTCACCGATGAACGTCGCCGCGCCCGCCACCGTGATCGTATAAGGTGCACCGGCGGGAACGACGCCGGGTTCCGATTGCACGAGCAGTAGTTGCCCGACCGTCGGGGTATCGTCGAAGAAGAGATTGCCGAAGATGTCGGCGTCGATATCTCCTTGCTTTGCTTTGCCTGCGATCTTCGCCGTACCCCGACCGATGTCCGCCGGGAATTGATACGAGCCAAACAATTCCTTCAGCGAGAAGTTGAAGTCGATCGAACACTCTTGCAAGATGCCGAATTGAAGCGGCGTGCTCGTTCCAACTTTGCCGATCAGTGTACCTGCGCCAAACACTCTCATGATAGGTCTCCGTTTGCTACGAGGATTTCTAGGGGAACAGCCAATACGCCGTTGCCCGAAAGATCTCCGGGGTCAACGGGAACT